ACATATGGTTGCCTTCTTGTTTCAAGGATTTGGTTAGCTTGTCCCCATATTTCTTTATCAATTATTTGTGGAATAGCATCTTCTTTTATTATCCAGTTTTCCTTTGATACATCATATATTTTTTTAGTTTCAAAATCATAATGCCTTTTATTGCCAACTAGCACACCTTTATATTTCTCATTTTTTAATATTCTTTTTAGTGTTGTAGCATTATACATATTTCCTTTAGTATTTTTGATATCCATTTCATCTAACTTCTTAGCGATTGTAGCAAATCCTATTCCATCTATGTACATTTGATATATCATCTTAACTATTTCTGCTTCTACTTTATTAATTATTAATTCTCCATTAAATAAATCATAACCTAATATGCTACTATTAGTACATACCTTACCTTTTTTTTGTCTTTGTTTGTGGGCATTGTTGATTTTATCAGATAAATCTTTTGAGTATTGCTCAGCCATTAATGCCTTTATCCCTATTAAAAATTTATCTTCAGCTTTATAATACTTATTTTCCATATAGAAGAATAACTTTTTCTCATTTCTTACTAAAATATCAATAAACTTATACCACTCAAAAACATTTCTATTCAATCTTGTTTCATCCTTTATAATTATTATATCAAATTTGTCTTCTTCTATATCTTGCATTAATCTATTATATTCCTTTCTATATTTAGTAGTAGTACCACTCTTTCCCTCATCAATATACTTATCCACCAAATTCCAATTTTCATGTTCCCCAATAAATTCTATCATCTCTGTTATCTGGTCTTTTAAGGCATTTAATTGTTCTTCTTCTGCGGTACTTACTCTTGCGTAAAATACAACTCTTTTCAAATATATTCATCACCTTTCGTTTTAGTTGTTAGTTATCTTAAGTAATATATTATTAACATTATAAAACTCTTCTTACTTATATTCAACTTTTTTTATGAAATTCTTTTACTACGTGTTTTATTATGTAATATTTCTATAGCTCGCTTTAATTCTGTTTTTGTAATTAATCCTTCTTTTTCTAAGTCTCTTAAAATTATTTCTTCTAAAATATTAATCCTCTCCTCTCACAAAATAAATAAAAGTAGTCAATTAAATCGACTACTTTTTAAAATCCCTACATTATATATATGTTTAATATATATATGGTTAATATATTTACATAACTAAAAAAAGAAAAAGAGGGGTACAAAGAAATTAATCCCCTATACTCTTTAACTTTTTATAAAATTTTTCAATTTTTAGACCATTTTAAAATCCATTAGCGATTGAAATTATCTTAAAGGGTGCATAAGTTCCGCTAGTGGCGGTGATTTTCACCTGTGATGCGACCATTGGGTGTATAGTTACAGTATTACTTGTACTACTGGTGATTGTACAATTAGTTAGATTAGAACTTACATAAGTAAACACTAAATCTGTAACTGCTAATCCTGTAGCTCCATCTATGACAGTGTAAACCTTGTCTACTATTGGTGTAGCTGGAGATATTGGAGAAGCTCCCGTCAAAGTGAATGTACGTGCTACAACCGTAGTTATAGCCATAGCAATAGTTTTACTATAAACTACACCATCTAAACCAGTAAACGAAACTATTATAGTAGCACTTCCTACAGAAATTGCAGTAATTAAACCTACATTAGATACCGTAGCAATAGTTGGTGCATTACTACTATAGCTAAAGGTTGGATTAGAAACTAATACTGCCTTATCAGTAACACTTGTAGTAAGCTGTTGCGTTGCATTTATAGCAATACTAGCACTTGCAGGAGTTGTGGATAATACATATGTATGTGAACTATTAGCTGTATAATATGGAACTTCATTGTTCATATCATCACCAACCATAGTTGGAACCATATCACATGTTAGAATAATTAAGTTAGTATGAGAACGATCCATACCTGTAACCTTCCATGCAAATCCCATCTTAATAAATCTATCACCTAAAATAATTTGATTACTATAGTTGTTATTCTGTATAGTGACCATCAATTTACCCACTGGCAAAAGTAACATCTGAGTTGAAGTTATGTCAAACATTTTACTGCTTACAATAGTATCAAAACTCATAGGGTCATTATTAACAATAAACTTTATTGAGTAGTTACAACTCATAGCTATTGCTTTATAATAAGCATCATAGTGTACAATATTTATCTCTTGGTCGATAAGATAATTACGACCTTTTATACCAATTAAATCTCCTCTTTTGATTAATGTAGGAGTAATTAAATTAACTTCCTCTATATCTATTGTACTTTTAAATTCTATAATAGCAGTCGTTAGAATACCATTTACAGTTATAGGTGTACCTCTTTCATATAACAAAAAATTTAGTTGGTCTTGAATATATAACATAATTACACCACCTGCCTTTTCAATAGATATAAATAAACTTCCATATAATCACTAAAAGTTTTTATTTTCAAAACCTTATATATTAAACCTTCAATTTTTACATATGATAACATATCAATTCGTGATTCAATATAATCCACTATCAATATTTTAGAAATAATAAATTTATGTTCCTCTATTTCTATAACATAATCTCTTTGTCCTTGTAGACTTTGTAAGTCTCCTAAAATACTTACAATGGTATTATTTGTGGGATTATTTCCTAGTATTTGTATATTAATTTCATCATCATCCATCTTTTTACCCTCCTATGATAAAGTAATTCGAGGAAGTGGTATTGTAGCTAGAATACTTATTGGTATAGCATCATTTGTATATGTATAGCTTTTTATACCTTCAACTTTACTTTTAATACCAATATTCTTTTTACTTTTGTAATAAAATAAAGCTAATTCTGCTGTTTGGTTTGTTAAGTCTATTGCCCAATAGTCCTCTTCTGTCATTACACAATAACTCATAATGGAATTCTTAGCTTTAATTATGTAAAAGTTTAATATACCATCTACAGAATTATCTTGAGCATTCATTTCTAATATAACTTTTAATAATGTTAAAATATCAGTGTACATAATTACCCCTCCATTTTTAATATAATGCGTACCACATAAAAGTAAACGGTGCATCCGACCTATTAGCGAAAAAATCCTGTTGCTTAAGTTTAAAATTATGAATTCCTATTCCTTTAATCTCATAGTATCCCATATTTGCGTAATAGCAAATATCAACGAAAATACCATCAGTACTATCATTTAGATATAAAAGACTCTGAAAATTATTTGCATAAATTCTTAAGACCTCTACTGGTTTATCAAATTTAAATGAATATTCTTTACTTATTGCATCTAATGTTGCTACACCATTACTTGATTTAACTCTTCCATACATAAAATATCCTCCTTTCTAATTTTAGTAAAAAAAAATGAGCTACATTTCTGTAACCCATTTTTGGAATGTATATTACATGTATTGAATTATTGCTAATACACAATATCTAGGCATAAAGATTTTTGCTCCTGAGCAAATCTGACCCATAGCTATATCAGCAAAAGAATCAGTTATGTATTGACTTTCTACAACTTTATTCTCAGCAAATCCTGTAACATGAGCAAGAGTTCTTCCTGCAACGAAAGCAAGACACTGCCATGAATCATTTACATTTGCAACTTTAACTATTGGAACATCTACAGACTGAACAATAGTTAAGTTACCTACAGTAGTTACATATCCATTAACAACATTGTCTGACTGTTCGTAAGCAAGTCTGATTGTATTATCTTTAGCAAGCAATCCTGCAACTCTAGGAGGTAATACAACTATTCTACCTGCTACAGGGATTTCTAATTCTGTCATTTTAACATCTAAATCAATTAAAAAGTCATAGATATTAGTTTTATCAACTATTGTTTTAGCAACAATATGAGTATCATCAACAATATCTGCATACTTTGATAATACAAGTTTATCTGCATCTCTGGCGATTTGAATACCAATATCATACAAAGATTTTGAGAACATACCTGTTGGCATACCTTCAGCTATATCTTTGTGTTGAATCTGGAACTTATAATTTTTATCTCTTTCAATTACTAAGTTCATTTCGGTAGAAGTTAATGCTTCAGCTTCTCTATTTAAAGGAGAAGTTGCTGTATCCTGTAAAGTTGGAGGTACAAGTTGGTTAATTCTAACGCTAGTTCCTAAACCTTTGATATCTCCTTCATATTCAGTTGTACAAAACTGTCTAATTACTGAAACGTTTCGTTGTGCTAAAAGAACCTCTCTTGATACTGTTTCTTGCATAAAGTTATTTGACATATTAAATCACCTTTAACAAACACTTTCGGTGTTTGTTCCTTTCTTTTTATTATTTTATTAATTTCTTTCTATAGGACTCCATTACTTTTGCTTTATTCTTTGCATACCAGTCTAAATCATTTTTATTCTTATCATATTCAGCCTGAGTTATTGTTCCAATAGCTGTAGTTTTATCTCCAGCAGGTGGAACATGAGAACCTTCTTTTAATATAGCTTCTCTAATCGACTTACTATAATTATCTAAAGATTTTTCTAAACTAGATAAATTACCAATAGTGCTTTCCTCATCTTGTCCTAGAAAATAATTCACTATGTCTACTGGTAAATTCTTCTCACTTGCAATTTTTAAAGCTTTATTTTGTAAAGTCTCTTTAATTCTAGCTGTTTTATTTTCTTGATTTTCTCTTTCTAGAGCTTGAATTTTTAAATCCCTTTCGTCTAAAGTAGGGTTTAATTTTTTCATCTCTATTTCTATTAAACTTGGTAAGGTATTGGTTTTAAAAGTTTCTATTCCTTTGCTTACTCGAGTATCACCATAAGAACCAAGATACTTTTTACCGTCTTCATTAGTTTCTAAGAAGTTTTTAACTCCATCAAGGTTTGTAAATCCCTTAACATAGCCTTTTACCTCTTCATTATCTTTATTTGTTTCAAAATAACTTTTTACCTCATCAAAATTTTCAATAGCCATAATATTTTTGCTCCTTTTGCCCTTAATAGTTCGTTAGCCCTGTTAAGTGCGGTATAGTAATTTATTCTTTATTGTCTGTAAATCCTGGAAAAAGACATAAAAAAAAGACATGTTTAGATGTCGTTTTCTTGCATAAATGTATCGTAAGTACCACTATTACCAGTCGTTTCATCCCAATTTGAGGATATAGGTAGAAGTGTACTACGACAATATAAATGTAGTGGTGGTTCTGGTGCATCATTTATATCAAATACAGTACCATCCAAACTAAGACATAAATCTGTAGTTCTCTCATCGACAACTGCTGTAAATATGACTTGCCGAATATCTGCATTTGTATAAGTCAAATTTTGTGCTTGATGAAAAGCTCGTGTAACTTGGTCTTCGACTAATCTTTGACTATAAAAAGCCCCTGTGTTAAAGTTTTTATCTATAGATTTATTTATTGTATCTATAGATGCACCCTTTGTAAGTTGAATTTTAATATCATTGCTAGTCCTATTAATAAACTTAGCCTTATTATTTTTATTTCTATCAAAAATAGTTTTACCTTCGACTTTTAGATTAATAGATTTACTTATAATACTATTCGTCAACTTTACTACATCTAATTTAAGTCCTTTAGACAACTCATAGTATGTACGATAATAAGTATCGTGGTACACAATATAGAGTAAAGGAGTTAGTACATTATTTTCTTTTAATGCTAAATCCTTTCCAATCTGCTGTAAAATTGGCTCTAATTTTTTTACTTCTGACCTTATCTCTGTGCTAGTCATTTTAAATTCATCATTAATTGTATACTTGGCATATATATCACTAATTTTACTCTTAATTAAGTTTCTATCAGTATTAAACAATGCTAATAGTGGATTAATTTTATTGGAGTATTTTAACATCAATAGAAATAAAGCTATTATTACATCATGTAGCTTTTTTTCTTGCTGCTTAATCATTTCCAATCAATCCAACACCTAGATTTGGAATATCACTAGATATTGGATTATCAGCGATAGCCTTTTTATTTGCATCAAGAACTGGAGTATCATAAGGATTTATAACTTCTAAATCAATAAAGTTTACATCAGTTTCATTCTTAATTCTCTGCATTTCAAGTTTTACATTTTCTACAAAAGGTAAAAGTGATAATTTAGTTTCTTGGCTTAATTCTACTCCACCAAGTTGACTAATTACATTTGCAATAAGCAATAAATCCTGTGGGATATTAGGAGTATATCTTATTTCAATATTTCTAAAATCATAAGTCTTAGCTTCTTTTATATTCAAATATTGAAATAAAAATTGTAATCTTATACTTATAATATCTGAAACACTATCTCCCAATAATTGTGCCCTTTGTTCTAAAGTTGTTAATCTAGCACGTAAAGCTAAAGAACTAGTATTGCTCTGCATTGGTTGAGCACTATCTATATGACCTGTTGCTTGATATATTTTTGTATTTAATTCTGTTAAAACAGTTTTTAAATAAGCATCATCTAATTTCTTAATTAAAAAGTCAATATTACAATCTTTAGGAACGTTTATTACTCCCTTAGAATCAAAATATTGAATATCCTCATCTTTTACAGTAGCACCAGTGATTTTTAAAAATGAGCTTCTTAGGTCAGAATTTTCATTTACTCCATTAGATAGTGTAATATTAAATGAATCATTTAAATCTTTGATAATGTCGTAAATACTTCTATTAATATGAGTGTGTGCTACTGGAACTCTACCAAAAATATTTATCTTCCTACATACCTCTATATAGGTATTATTTATATATGTAATTATCTCGTTTGGTGTATATACATCAACATATTCATTAAAATCAAATGGTTTCCTATAGTGATATATAAATAAAGTTACAACATTATTCTCATCTACTACAGCATATGAGGTTTTAGGATTACATACTCTGGCAGTAAAGTATCCGTCTGAATTTATGTAGTACAACTCATAGACTTTACCATAAATACCTAAGTCTGTAGCTATATTTTGGTTATGCTTTTTACTCCAATGAGATAAGTTATAATCTATATCCATAATTACATTTGCATCACCATTTTTAGGAAGAAGAGTCATTGGTTTTCCTAAAATATAACTTGTCTCTTCATCCACAAATAGACCTACATAATTAATTTGTGCGATTTGGTTAGAACGTCTTGCTTGTTTTATATAATTATCCTGAATATCCAAGTGGTCGTTATAATAATCCCATTTCTTTTCATTTTCAGGTAATTCACTGTAAAATTTTGTAGCACATAAATTTAATGTATTTGCCATATCAAACATGCTATTATTATTTACGGTCATGTGTGTATTTTCAATCACCATTTCTTTACCAATATTATCTATATTGTTATCCATGTTTCACTCTCCTTTATTTATTTTATAATCCAAATAATTTCCTATCAAAGAATTTTATTTCTCTAACAACTTCTATTTCATCAATCATTTTACATGCTTCAGCTACCGCATCAACAAAATCGTCATGTAGAGTATATCTTGTCCCTGCAAACTCTCTTAATTGCTCAATTGCTTCAGAATCTTCTTCATTAAATACAACTTGTCCTAAGTTAACTGCAGGAACTATTGTATTTATTCTGTCATCCTTTGACTTATTTCCACCATGCATATCAAATTTGATATCTCTGCTATTTAATTCCATATCTTCTTTTATTAATTCTTGTAGCCTTAATATATCAGCACCACCGTATGTTAGTTTTTCAGCAGATACAAAGTTAACATCTTTATATAACTTCAATAAATCTAAAGTATATTGTAAGTAATCCTCGAACTCTAAATCTTTTCTAAACTTATGTATTTCACCTTTACGGATATATTTTATTTTATTGTCTCCTAAACTACATATAGCAAATGCAAAATAATCTTTATTTCTTCCATTTGTTTTAGTTCTAGTTTTAGCAGGGTCAACAACTAAAATACTTTTGAGGAATTTATGTTTCTCAATCATTTCAGATGATTCAGTTACAGTTGTTTTAAATCGTTTCTCTCCAATATTATTAACATCATTTT